GACCCTGGCCTGTGGAGTGACGGTCGACTGGGTCCTGGCAGCAACCACTGGCCGCATTGTGGCCGCGACGGTTGGTGCAGCTGCAGCCGGTGGCACCAACAGGTTGCCCAGGGCCCCACCAACAATCTGGACGCCAGCCAGCGCTCCGTTTTGCTGGGGACTCTGACGACGTGCAGGTGTTGCCCTTGAGATCTCTTGGCCGTCCAGGGCCTGGATCTTCAGGCGCTCGTTTTCCGGCACCTCAATGCCAAGCAATTTGAATTGATTCAAGATCACCTCAGACGGCTTCTGGCCACCGGTCCCCGTCGTCAACGTCTTCATCAAGGTCCTGAAGTTCTGGCTGGCATTGCCGTTGAGCAAGGCCGTGACGTCGCGGTCCCAGGACTCAAGCTTCATCAACGGACGGACCTTGGCACTGGACCGCAGTTGGTTGGCTTCCCGGGGGGCAATAGTGCCGCGGCTCCAGTTGCCGGTGTTCTTCCGAATCAACTCGGTGGTGTTGTCGTAGGTGGGGGCCTGGGTGCCACCGACGTCCTCACGCTTGCGAAGGCCAAAGTTGTTGTTGAGCTGGACCTTGTTCATGGCCTCGGTCGGGTCCTTCTTGTCCCTGATGGCTTGGTCCACAGCCTCCTCAAGCCTGCGCTTCGCCATGCTTCGGGCGTTGTACATGGATTGGTACTCAAAGCCGACAACGGCTTGGCCTCCATAAGACCCAGGGCTTGTTGCATACGCCTCAAAGGGCTTGAGTATGTCGTCAACGCGCTTGTTGATTTCCTTGCGGTAGGACTGCACCTGCTTGTTGCCCTGGGCGGCCAACGTGCCCATGATGCTGACGGCGGATGCGCTGGAGAGCCGACCGGCCTCAGCGTCGGCCTTTACCTGGGCCGCCAACCTGTTGCGAGCAGCTTCGTCGTCCCGGGTCGCGTCCAACTGCTGGGTGTAGTGAAGGGCCAATCGCTCCTGGACTGGCTTCACAAAAGTCTCAGTCAACTGACGCTCGGACGCATCAAGCTGCGAGAACATGGCTGCCCGCTTGATGCCGTCAGGTTCAACAGCCGCCCGATTCCGCTCGGCCTGGAAGAAGGCCTTGATGGCAGCCGGATCAGAACGACGCCCCTCCGGCAAGGCTGCGGCCAGTCGGGTGTCGTAGGCCTGCTGCTCCTGGATGCCAGCCATTTGGGACTGCTGGGTGTTGTCTTGGATCTGGGCAGCATTGGCTCTGGCCGCCACCTGGTCCAGAAACGCTTCGCCGCCCAGGGTGTTGTACAGGCGCAAGGCTTGGTTCGGGGTGCCGTCTGCCTTGACCCGTTGATCAACGGGGCCAATCATCACCGAGCGGAGGGCAGGCTTTAGCACTGCATCCATGTCGACAATGGCAAAGCCTTGGGACCTAGCAGCTGAAACGACGTCGGCGGCAAACCCTTCAAGGTATTTGTTGATCAGCTCTGTCTTTGTTTCCTCCGGCACGCCAAGGATCCTGATCGAATCAATCTCCTGTTGCAGGGCCCGGCCGACGTACTGAATGGCATAGACGTCGTTACCTTTGCCGCGAACGGAGATGTAATCGGCGGCAATGCTTTGCCTGTTAACCGCGACCTGGGCTGTCAACCTGCCAGCCTCGGCCGTGTTGTATTTCTTGCGCTGGACCTGGTCGGCCTGGAGCTGCGCCTGAATAATGATGCCTTGGTTCTTGGCGTAGCCCTGGGGCGACATCTGTGCGCCGCCAAACAGTTGCTCGTCCCGGTACTGCAAGTACCTGGGGTCGTCGGACGACAGGGTGTTGAGTTCAACGTCCTTGCCATTCACCTTGATCGTGGAGGTGTTGGCTATCCGGTCCGGCAGGCTCAGTGCTGCGTTCTGGATTGCGTTCTGTTCAACGGAGCGCTCTAGCCAATACCTGCCAACCGAGGAGTTCTGTTTCTCTCGGACAACCTGCAGCATGCGGGCTGCATCTGGGTTCCCCAGGGCCGCAGCTTTCTCCAGGTTGGCAGCCAGGTCGGCAATGCCACGGGCTGGACCAAACCTGCTGGCTTGGCCAACAAGGGCCCCAGTGGCTGCCTCTTGCCTCTTGTCCTCTTCTTTCTTGTTGGCGAGCCATGTCTCACCAAAGTTCTGCAGGGTGGAGCTGAACCCACCCAGGGCCTTGGACAGGTTCGCCAGATCCTGACCGGGATTCGGCAGATCCGGGGGCGCAAAGATCTTGGGAGGTCCACCCAGCGTTGGTGCCCCAACCCGCTGGAACGTATCGACGGGTGTCGCCCGTGGCTGCAGGGACGGGGCATTGATCGAGCCTTGAGCCAAGGCGCCGCCAGACGCGTCGGTAGGGATGCCACCCAAGAGCTGTGCGGCTGTAGCGCGGCCGGCTTCGCCGTAGGACTGACCGGTTGATAGACGTGCCATGAGTTATTCCCTCTTGAAGCCCCAGTAATTTGTTTTGAGGCCAGCCCCTTTCATGGACGAAGCCGTGCTCATGCCGGCCTGGACGCCACCAATGGCAGCCCCTGCCCCCTGCAACAAGAACGGCGCCATGCTTGGCGCCTTCTGGTACAAGGGTTCCAGTGGATCCAACACCGGCTGCTGAATGTACGGCTGCTGGCTGGCGATCCGGGATCCACGTTCAGCCGCAACCCCTTGTTTCTGGAGCTGGACTTGGGTGCCAGTGAACGCCAGGTTCTGGCTGGTGGCGTAGTCGAACTGGGCCTGCTGCCGGTAAAAGTCAGCCACCAAGTTGTCGACAGTGTTGCCCAGACGGCCGGATGCAATGATCTCACCTCGGGCCTTGGTCCCAGCAATTGCGCCCTTCTGTTGCTCTTGGCTCGCAGCTGCCTGCTCCTGCATCAGCCGGGAGTTGAGGGCGGCGATGTCGTTGGCGTAAGCGTTGTCGGCCATCAAGCGATTGATCCGCATCAGCTCTTCCTGCTGATTGGCCCGCATCTGCTCAAAGTTCCGAGTGGAACCGGCCTGCATCTGCTGAAACGCAAAGTTTTGCTGGGCTTGGGCATTGGCGAAATTAACCTGCTGCTGCGCGGCCTGGGCGCCAGCCACCGCCTGGCCAATGCCAAGGCCGGCACTGACGACGCCCATGATGATTGGGATTGGTCCGCACATAGCTCTAGATCCTCACGAACTCATGGAACAGCCGACCTTCTGTTCCGAATCTGGGGTGCGACGAGATGAAGGTGAACCCCATCCACCGCAACCACTTGATATGCACCACGTTACGGGCATCTGCGAAATTGAAAAGGACCTTGTACCGGCGCTGCACCCGATCCAAGTGGTCCCTGGCTTCCCGTAGGAACCGCATGGAGTTCAGGCGATCGCGCACCAGGTCATCGGTGCACAGCATCCAGATGGTGCCCAGGTCGTCTCGTTGCGGAACGACGCCCCACATGCCCATGGGCCTGCCGTCCCGCCCGATCATGGTCATGCAGGGGTCCCCGGCAAAGAAGCTGTGCAGCAGGGACTCCTGGGGAGCGTGACCAGAGAACGCCCGCACCTCGGCCACGTCCTCGTCCCGCATGAACTCGGCCACATACGGAATATCGGCAACCCTGGTGGGCCTGGTGTACGCAGATGTCACAGACGCGCAGCTCGGGTGTGGTACCAACCTTCCCATTCTGCGGACTGAAGGCGACAGGGCAGCGGGGAGGAGCTGGTGATCTCGATCTTGGCCTCGATGTTCTGAGCCATCACCGGCACCCGGAACTTGGAAGTGCGGAGAGCCAGCTCACCCAGGCTGACCTCCTGGTCCCCAATCTCAAAGCCGGTGTACGGGTAGGTCTGGGTGTCCCGGCCACGGGGGGTGACCTTGATGCTGAACGACGACGACTTGTCGAACAGCATGGTCCAGGTGCGGAGCTGCAGCTTGGGTCCTGCAATCACAGCCATGCCACCACCGGGGGGCTGCTCCTTCAGGTACTGGGTGCTGAACTCGTACAGCATGTCGTACAGCTCACCCACGAAGAACTCAGCGCCAGTCAAGTCCCCACGGACCGTGAGGGTGCCGTTGCCACCGGCTCCACCAGCTGCAGTGGACGACAGGACCTGAACGACCTGGCCGTGCTGCAGGGTGTTGCCAGCAAAGAACCGGCCAACCACGGCCATGTTGCTGGTGCTGGTGTTGATGGGGTACGGCAGGGTAATGGTGCTCTGGACATCGAGACCACTTGGCGTCGTCAACGCCACGGAGCAGCTGGCCTCCGTGGTCTTGCGGTCCAACAGCATCTCCACCGTCGTGCCGGCGTCCACAGCGTCCGGGTGAGTGACAATGCGCTCCAAGTACACGGCATCGGAATACTGGACCACGGCATATAGATCGCTTTCGATTAGGTCTATGCCAATGACGCTCTTGCCGGCGTTGAACTCCCAGTAACTCCAGGCGCTTTGCAGCTTGTTGTCCCCCTGGAACAGGAACTTGTAGAGGTAGATGCGCCTGGGCTGGCTCTTGGACACGGCATAGACCGCCTCCTCCGCTGCTGTCGCAATCAAGTTCGACAGGTCTGATGGCAAGAACCGTGGCACCGCTGCCGTCACTTCCTCCGACGTGGGCACCGGGCCCGATGCGTCCGGCAAGAAGAACTCCCTCAGCCCCCCGTACTCGCCCCTGGGCACAGGGAAGTACATGGTGCGACCCACGATCACCGG